GCAAACCAGGTTCAAGCTGATTTAGTGCCTTCAAAACAGGCTTTGCATCAAAAATAACGTCAGGGTCTTTACCCAACGCTGCAGCTCTTTTAGTAAAACTAGCCATTACTATCACTCCGTTGATACTGTAAAGCAAACAACATAGTATTTATCATCCGATCAGACTCAAGCATTAGAACTGATGGGGCTATACCGGTAGCAACAGCAAGATTCGCAATCAACCAATGATACGAATCAACGCCTAAAGCGTTTAGTCTTTTGGGTCTGTAACATCAACCTTAGCGACCAGTTCAATCCAGTCATCAAAAGTTTCTGCAGTCTTCTTCAGTCTTACAACACCTAACCAAGAAAGGTAAAGCAGATGAGTAACTTTCTCTAACTTGTCGATACCTAAGTTAAAGTGTGCTTCCCATTTTACGATATCGCCTGCACTAGAAAGAACTTCTATAACAGTGCCATCACTCAACTCTATGCGTAGGTTTAGTTGATTCATTAGGCTACAGCTCTCGTAACTGTACCTGTTGTAGGCCATGTAATGCTGAACGTACTTAAGTCCCCAATCTGCCCTGAGACAGGGGTCAAATCGATAACACTGCAAATCGCTGTGTAAGCAGGGTTTGCTGAACCTACAGCTGAAGAAGAAGGTCTAATAACAACAGTTGCCTGAGCACCAAGCAAAGGCCACAAAGTAGCATCAACTGTCGAGATAGCATAATCCTGATTGAAAGTAAGAGTCAAAGAACCTTCTTTAAGACCTGCAACACGAGTAACCCATTGACTACCAAAAGCAGTAGTCGTAACATCGTTAGCTGAAGCCTTAAGTTCAACCTGAGTTAGGTAGCCAGCAAGTGCAGTAGATCCGTTGATTGAAACGCTAAAATCTGTTGCAACAAAAATTGCCATTTATTATCCTTATCTTGCGAAAACTTGAACCGAAAACTCGGCACTCAAATAGTCTATACCGTTGATACTAACTGCTCCGTAGGCACTCAACTCAGGCACAAACACTTCATAAGCATTACCACCTAAAGTCCGGTCAGACTCTAAAGCATACTTCACTGAACCTTCACCTGGTGCAACCAAAACATCCAAAGACGCTTGAGCTGTACGCTCACTAACACGACCCAAAACAACAGTCACCTGAAACGTGTACTCAGCCATGCTGCGTTGATTCTGTTGATTATAGGCAACCTTAGTTAGCCCTATCATCGCCATAGGTGGGTTCACTAGATCAGGCAAAGTCTCAACAACACGCAAACCCTTTATAGTCTGCAGATTCTTAGCCAAACCTGCACGAAGCAAACTAATGCTCATCAAGCACCAGTTCTAAGCTGACGGAAAGGGTTGATTAGCTGTGCAACATCCCCATCAATGTTTGCACCTACACGCATAATGCCTATGTCCGATACACCGGCAACACCCAACGGAGACTCTAGGCGTTTAAACAGTCTTGAAGCCTGAATGATAGAAGCAACCTTTACAGGCTCAGGCACAGTAGCCCAACCAAAAGTACCTGTCACCTTAACCAAAGCCATGTCAGCCCAAACAGGGAATAAATAGTTGTCTGTAGCAGTTATAGCGTAGTAAGGACTATACGCTCCGTTCGCTCTCTGATTAGGGTTTAGCAACTGATAGTCACCAGCCTGCCAAGTTGTGTCAAAGATAAGCGGGTCAGTTGCTGCAGTCTTCAGCTCAGTCAACACTTGTAAATCGTCAACCCAACACATAAAACCATCGTTAGCCTGATAGTAACGAACTTCACCTGCAGTGCCAGGATAGAAACTTCGGTTACAGTATTGGTCAATCATTCGGCAAGCAGAATTTATGCTGCTCTCAATCAAAGAATCATCGAGAGTGTCTGTGATACGAAGTGCAGCTTTGACATCTGCAAGAGTGCAATACCCATTTGTTACAGCCAAAATAAACTCCTAAAGTCAATCTCTAGTTTAGCCTAACCTTAGATAAGCCTTTGAGTCCAAGTCTTCGGGGTCAAATCAGAGTCAATCTCAATAGGCAGATGATACTCAAAATCTTTTACCCTAGGTCTAATCCAATCAACCAAATCACGCAACCCCTGATCTAACGTGACAGTCGTTTCATAGCCTAAAAGTTGTCTAGCCTTATCTGAGCTACATAAAGCAACATAAACTTCCTGCGGTCTGCCAGGCATAAAGATAGGGTCTAAGTCAAAGCCAATAATTGCTGCAAGCCTTTTAGCCAGTTCCAGAATAGAAATAGGGGACTCATCGGGGCCGATATTGATAACCTGCCCTACAGCTTCAGGTGACTCACAAGCCTGCATGATAGGTGCAATAACATCCTGAATAAAACTGAAACAACGCAACTGAGTGCCATCACCATAAATAACAGGCTGCTTACCCTGCAACATACGGTTAGCCATAATGCTTGCAACATTCCTAAACGGATCATCAAACTTTTGTCTAGCCCCAACAATGTTATGAGGCACAAGCACAACTAACTCAACCCCATGAACCTTAGCCAAATTCTGCAACAGTTTCTCAGCTGACAACTTAGCAATACCATAAGGGTCTTGCGGTTTAGGTTCAAGAGTCTCATCAAACAAATCGCCCCAATTATCCCCATAACGTGCCATAGAAGACATGTAAACAAACTTTGGTACATTAGCCCGAATACTCGCTGTCATGACGTTCACGCTGGTCTGGACAGTGTTTCTGACCACAAGAGCAGGGCTAAAGACACTCAAACCTTCATAAGCTGTGCAAGCCGAATGAATAACCAAATCAGCCCCAACAAAAACAGGTGAAATGGCTTCTAAATAATCTAAATCATGGTTGTAAAACTCGACACCTGCAGGCACATTATCCAACGACCCACCAAGCAAGTTATCTATGCCACGAACCTGCCAGCCCTTAGCCAAATAAGCGTCAGCAATATGTGACCCTAGAAACCCTGCAACACCGGTAATAACAACTAATCCCAAGAGTTATTCCTTCTAATCTGCAACTGCCAGCGACCTTCATCAAACCTATGAGCATCAACTTTCTGATTGAAATACTTTTGATTATTTCTAAAAGTAACTTCATTACGCAAACTTAGCCTGGCATCACTATTTATTGTTGAACTGTTGTCATGCTCCAGCTGTAAAGGCAAACGATCTACACGCAAACCTGCATGAGCAATTCTTCGCTCATAATCGTTATCTTCAAAGTAGATCGGGTGAAGACTCTCATCAAACAAACCAATAGTATTGACTATTTCGTCACCTACAACAAAAGTTTGATAGTAAGGGAACTTATCGCACAAAGTCAAAGCATCACGTTTAGCAGTCTGCAACAGCTCTAAATCGCCAGGTGCAAACACGCAGTCAGCCGAACTAATAAACCAGCGAGTCTCAAAAGGCAGCATCTTTATACCTAAGTTCCATGAACTTGCAACACCAAGATTAGAAGGCATGTTTACCCAATGAATCTGAACCAAAGAATTGTCATGCTCAAGGTCTTGCTCAACACCTGAATTGTTGATCACATAAACAGTCGCTGTGACATCAATGCTCTCAACCATGCGTTTTAACAAATCAAATCTGTTCAACACAGGCACAATCAAAATCACTTTTCAGACAGCTTCTTTATCAACGGTCTCCAAGACTCCTTGTAAACCTTGTCTGCATCATACTGTTTAGCAAAAGCAATAGTGTCAGGGAACTCACCCCTACCACGCTGATACGCCTGCTCCAACGCATCCACAACACCATTGACCAAAGGAATGTTAAACCAAGTGTGTTGCCCTGAATCCCAAAACGGTTGACCATTCACCAGGAACGAATCAGGCGAAGCAAGTTCAGCACTAGCTGCAAAGTTTGAAGTAATAATCGGCACACCACAAGCCTGAGCTTCAATCTGTGGAATCCCAAAGCCTTCACCATAGTTACAGAAAAGCCCTACATCCCAACCAGAATAGATCGCAGCCAAAGTCTCTTGACTAATTCCATACTGATAAGCAATCGGGTCAACCATCATTACCTTTTCAGGTGGCACACCACAAGCCTGCAAAATGTTAGGCAACACAAAACCAGACTGCTTGCCATACGGTTCAGTATGCAAATACAAAATAACGTCATCATGCTTGCTTGCGAATATTGCGAAAGCAAGAAAGTTTTCTGCCACAGCTTTACGGTGAATAAACCCACCAGCCTTATTAGCAAAATTCATGCCCACAACAAACTTGTCATTACCGCCACCAACAAAATCTCGACCAGACTTACCTTCAGGAAGCATCTCAGTAGGTTTAAACAGGTTTGTATCAATAGCGTGGGGAATGTATTCAGACTCTAAACCTGCCTGCTCAATCATCGCCTTACCAAACTTACTCATAGCAATCGGGGTAACATTAGGTTTCTTCAACCAAGCCAAAACCTTTTCAGGTGCAGGCTGATGATCTATAGGAACCCAAGAAGCAATGTTGATGGAATCTAAAGCAGGGTTATCTAAAACCCAAACATCATAAAGCGTAATAAGAAAGTCAGGCAAGCCAGCATTTTCACTTTTCCAGTGAGCATGATTTAGGGGAAGAACGTCAGTCGAATACTGTGTCATGCCACGACTGTAATGAGGTATCAAACCTGAACCTGTTTCAATCAAACTGTTGACACCTTCACCACCATAGTTCGACATCATCGCAACCTTATGCCCATCCTGCACAAGCCTTTGAATCACTTGTTTCGATTGAGTACCATAGCCGGTAGGTTGATTGAGAGAGTTGCTGTACCAAGAGATAACAGATTTAGTCATACAGTCAGCATAATAGAAAACGCCCCCCAAATCTGTCCTACGCAACAGAGATGAGGGGCGAAATCTTTAGTCAGCTAGAAACTAGCTTGCACCACCACGGAACTTCTTGATGTTTGCAGTCTGCACTAGAGCAGAGTCCAATCTCCAAGTAGCTCTCCAAGTAGCAAGGTCGTTACCGAAAGCGAAATCATCGCTACGGTCAACCTGTAGGCCACCAGCGTTTCTGATGTATAGAGACTTTAGGTCTCCAACAGCAAGAGAGTTCACACTAAGGCCAGGGTTTGGCATAGCAGGTGTCTCGATAACAGGAACGCCAAGAACTAGGTCTCTACGATCCTTTGAGTCACCAACCTGGAACACATAGTTTCCTGCAGTGTCCTTCAGTTTACGCAGAGCTGCAATAGAGGTGCTGTTTGCAAGCATTGCGAATGAAGGGCGGTTGCGAAGTGAACCGTCAAGGCTGTAAATCAAGTCAATGACGTTATCAGCAGTGAAAGCACCAGTAACACCAGTTGAACCAGTGACTCCAGTACCTGCAACAGGCAAGAAACCTGTGTTCTCGACTGTACCAGTTCCATTAACAACCTTGTTTGCAATGGCAAAACCTAGTGCGTTACCGAACTGTTCAGCCAAGAAGCCAATAATGTCAACACCAGCATCGTTGATAAGTTCACGAGATAGCTGTGCAAGAGCAGAATACTTGTACGCACCAAGAGTAGTGAATGCGTTGAAAGTAGGTTCTGAAGTACCGATTGAAACACCCTGACCAACGATTGTTGCTGTTGAGAAAGTTGCCTGTGAAGGAATCTGTAGGTTCTCTCCACCAGCGGTGTTGATTACAGTTGCATACTCAAGCAATGGGTTTACAAGACGAGCAACAGTAACGATCTGGTCGAAGAAGGAAGTAGGTACTGGAGCACCAGTGCTGGAACCAGTGATACGCTTTTCCATCTGGAATTCGTGTCCACGGATTTCGCCTGCAGCCATCTTACGAAGGATCTCTGCATCGCCATTTAGTGCACTGTCAGCAGCAAAGTCAACCTTGATTGACTGCATAGCCTCGGCAACTTTTGCTTCACGCTGCTCTAGCTCGATTAGTTCATTTCTTTTGTTGATGTCTGCGGTTAGAGAAGCATACTTTGCCTCGTCTTCGCCTGACCAAACGCCGCCACGAGCTTCAACTGAATCAATCAGTTCCTTAGCTTCGTGCCATGCCTTAGCCTTAGCATCAACCTGTTTTGCGATAAATTCGCTCATGGTTTGTTCCTTTCAAGAACATAATGTTTAAGGGATTTTTGACTCAGAGATAAACTCACATAATCATGTCAGGGGATAAACGCTCACTGACATAAATAGTCTATACAACATCTTTATACACGCTAAAAGAAAACCCCCTAGGACAAATTAGGGGGAAAGAAATTAGCTTCTTTTTTAGGCAGACAGGAACGAGAGGGAACTGCCTACCTAACTACTATACACGCTGCATCAACAAATCGAGCTGCTTCTTCTTTAGATCTAGCAACGCCTGTGGATTAGTAACTTCAGGGTCTTTCTTTAGAACCTTACCTAAAGTGTCAGTCAACAATTCGCCTTGGCGTTCAGTCAGTTCTTCACCGGACTCTAAAGCCAGCAAAGCATCAGTTAGTTCTTCAGCACTTACCCCACGAAGTTCAGCAAGTTTTAAAATCTTTTCAGAAAGTTCAGTCATAGATCTAACGTTAGCAGTGCCATCAGTTGCAGTGTAGGCAGGGAACGCAACCCCGACACTAACTTCGTGAACATTGACACGCTTCAATACACGCTCCGAAGCAGAAGCCCACTCATCGCCACCTGCAGGAACCCTAAAACCAAAACTGAACGCTGTAACATCGCCACGCTGAATACTAATAGCAGCATCTTTACCTGCCTGAGTCATAGGCAAATCAGCTTCAACAAGCAAACCACGAGTATCTTCAGTCAAACGCAAAGTACCTGCACGAGTCGAACCTAAAACAACGCTTGTATCGTGATTCCACAAAAGTTTGACATCATTACGAGACTTCAAAGAATCTCTAAACGCACCAGGCTGAATGGTCTCAATGAAAGGCAACGGTTGACTAGGTGAATTGAATACAGCTGCATAACCTCTAAGAGTCATGCCATCGCCTTCTTGACGTATCTCTAAGTCGTGTAGCATCTCTCTACGCTCAATACCTGAAGCAACACGCTCACCACGCTCATGCAACTCTGCAACCTTTGTAGGATCAACAAAACGCACACTATCTTCCTGCATCGCCATAGGGTCAACGCTAGGGTCAACAACATCAACGACATCTTCAACAACTACAGGTTCACCCATAGAGTCCACAATCTCACACAACTCATAAACAGTTTCAGCAAGTTTAGCGATAGTTTCTAAAGCATCACCTTTAAGGCTGTAAGCCTTATCCTGTAATTCACTCAAAATGTAACCTTCCATTTGTCTAACATCAATTTTACCTGCATCAACAGCAACATCCCTGTTTTGAGACTCATTCAAACGATTGACCCAAGACTGACCTGCATCGCCACCCCAAGCATCCCAAGCAACACGACCTGCACTAGGGAAACCATCTTCACCACTACTAAAACCTGTGGCCTGCTTATCAACTTCGTGACGAGCAAAATAACTGATCATACGATTGACGGTATCTGCAGAAATGTCTGCACCCGAAGCAAGCTGAACAGCCCTAGCCCTACCCACCGCAGTAAACCCTGAACCTGCAAAACCATCGGCAATCCACTGCAAAGCACGTTTAGCAGCTACAGCAACACCGGCAGGGGGCGAATAAGAACCTGCAACAACAGCTCTTTCCCCACCAGGGGCAATACCTTCAGCCAAACTAACTGCAAGCATCTGAGCAATAGCCTCAGCTTTAGATTTGTGTTTACCTAAAACTTCACCATCATCCTTGACTGTATTCCAGCCTGTAGGAACTTGCTCAATAAAGTAAGGCATTACGCACCTGTTTCGTAACTGCCATCAGGGATAGTAGTCGGATTTTGTAGTTGAACTGTAGGCAAACCTGTGTGAGCAATCGGAGTCAAGCCAAGACTCTTTAGAACATCTTCAGGCACAAAGCCGAGAGCAATAAGTTTCTGTGCCATGTCAACTTTAGTTTCTTCTTCATTCAAAGAAGCAGCATTGATGTTGATGTTAGTTAGTGGCACACGCACAACATCGCCACCATCAATCGGTCTCATGTTCTCTTTACGTCTAACTTCATTAGTTGACAACACACCATTCTGCAACAGCTTGCTGTAACCCTCAATACGAGTCGCATAATCTCCACGCAAAAGGTCATCAGTGCTAAACGCTAGAAACGCTGTGTCAGGTAGCAGAGTGCTAAAAGCATCTTCAAGTTTTGCCAGCCAGGGTCTCAAAGTGTGAGTCACAAAAGCAATCTGCTTCTGCTCAATCGAGTTATAGCTCTGCCCACCGTTATTCAAACCAATCATGTCTGTAGGCACACGATACGCTCTAGCAACATCCTCGACAGCAAGCCTGCGAGAGTCAAGCATCTGTGCCTGATCGTTAGCAACCATCGTAGGTTTGAACGTTGCACCGCCAGACAAAATACCGGTCTTATGTG